GATGAGAACAAACGTCTTTTATGTATTTTTTATTATGGATGATTTTATTTTTGGGGGTTATTGGAAAATAAACAAAATAATAAACAAAATAATAAACAAAAAAATAAACAAAAAATAAACAAAAAATAAACAAAAAATAAACAAAAAATAAACAAAAAATAAACAAAAAAATTAAACAAAAAATATTAAAATAACATTATATATTAAATGATATATGATGCTATTGTTATCGGTGGAGGAATTTCTGGATTATACCTCGTATATAAAATCAGTAAAAAATACCCTGATTGGAAGGTTCTCTTATTAGAAAAAAATGAAATGTTTGGAGGAAGAGTAGACACTTATCACGATCGATATATGACTGTTGAAGCCGGGGCAGGTCGATTCAATGATGGACATATTTTACTGGTTCAATTGATCAAAGAATTGGGGTTGAGTAAAAAAATTGTAAATATATCCTCTTCCGCTGTATATATACCTGCGGATGGTTCCGGTGAGGAGAAAAATTCAGTTTTGGATGCTCCTTTGGAAAAATCTTATGGTTTTTTGGATCCTCTTTTTGTACGGATATTAGACGCCCGTCTTGGTGAAACTCTTCCCAATGCTGGACTAGTTACCAAAATTGTTATTGCCAGTAAATTTGAATCCCGAAAATTTCTACAAAACCAAACGTTTGGCGAATATGCTTTGCGAGTAGTTGGAGAAAAAAATTTCGAATTTATAAAACAATCTTTTGGTTATTATTCTGAATTGGTCATTATGAATGCTTATGATGCAATCAAACTTATGTGGAATTTAGGACCACAAAATCAGTTTCACAGTTTAACTGGAGGCTTTTCACAGATTATTGAAAGAATGGTTCTCAAGATTTCGAGAAATAAAAATATACGATTATTGAAACGCCGAGAAGTAAGTGATATTGATAGCGTAGAATTTGGATTCTCTGTCTTTTGTAAAGAAAATAAAAATCCGTTTTTTGGAAAACGCTGTATATGTGCTGTGACGAAAAACGTTCTTGAGAAGATTCCTATGTTTAGTCCATTGAAAAATATTATACAAAAAGTGAATTGCGGAACTCTTTGTCGTATTTATTCCAAATTTGATGTTAAAAAGGGAGAACATCTTTGGTTAAAAGATTTACCTAAATTTACAACGAATAATAATTTACGTATGGTAATTCCGATTGATTTTGAGGCGGGTGTTATTATGATCAGTTATACGGATAATATTTTCGCTGATTTTTGGCAAAAATTTTATTTAAAAAAAGGTGAAATAGGAGTTAATAAAGAACTACAACGATTGATGAAACAAGTATTGGGTATTATGATTCCTATGCCAGTTGAGACACGTGTGTTTTATTGGGGATGCGGTGTTGGTTATTGGGGAAAAGGGGCTGATAGTCGTGCAATCAGTTCCTTGATGGTGCAACCTTTTGAAGAAAAAAAACTGTATGTTTGTGGGGAGAATTTTTCTGAAAATAATCAACAATGGATGGAGGGCGGGTTGGATACTGCTGAGAACGTATTTCGGAAAATTTGCTTATAGATTGTTTTCAAGGGACAAATTTATTGAGTGTACACCTTTACACAAGAAAAGTGCAAAGGTGTAAGCCTAATAAAAATGTAAAAATCTCCTGTTTTAATTCGATTGGGAAATTGAATTTTTCGGTTGTTAAATGAATTGCTATCATATATTTTGTATATTGTTTTATTTTATTGATCTGGTCTATTTCATCAAATATATTTGAAAGAGATAATGACGGTTTCCAATGTATAAAAGAGGTTATTGATTTTTCAAATATATTGGATTCCATTCTTTTTGCAAAATTGATACTAATTGATTTTATTGTATTTGACGGTGGGGTAATATACTCTTCAAACGGAATATCATTTATGAATATTTGCGGAGGATAATGAGGATAATTCGATGGGATAATTAACCTTCTTTTGTCGATATTCAATATGATTTCATTTTTTTCACCACGTTCAATCATAACATTTCTATATTTGTTTGATAATTTCATTATTTCTGAATGGACTCTCATTCTTTTTTCATTGAAAAAAACTGATTTTCTTGGATTAAAATCAATTTTACTGCATAAACGTATTAAAAATAATATAGTATAATAATTATAATAGGTTAGGTTCTCTAATATTATTTAGGATAATATATTATAAAAAGGATATATAATGAAATCAACAATTTTATTATCCTTTTTAATGAAATTGGGAGTTTTATCATTACACAATTCTGTTGGTTGTCGGTTCATTAGTATGAAATCAAAGCAACATATTCAAAAAACATCATTATTGAAAACTTATTATACACAACTTTATTTACCAAAGAATGAGAACCAGAAAAAATATGTCGATTATTTGAATAATTATAAAATAAATATTATTTTGGGTGTTGGTCCCGCAGGAACTGGAAAAACACTCTTTGCTTGTAGTCACGCTATTTCTCAATTGAAAGCAGGAAACATAGATAAAATTGTGTTGACACGCCCTGTTGTTCCTGTAGAAGAAGATATTGGTTATTTACCTGGAAATTTGGTTTCGAAAATGGATCCTTGGACAAGACCTATAATGGATATCTTTCAGGAATATTATTCTAAAATGGAATTGGATTCAATGGTAAAATCAAATGTTATTGAGATTTCGCCTTTGGCATATATGAGAGGGAGAACCTTTAAAAGATGTATCATAATTGCAGATGAAATGCAGAATTGTTCTCCGAATCAAATGTTTATGATTGCTACTCGAATTGGAGAACGTTCTAAAATGATTATCACTGGTGATTTAAATCAGAGTGATAGAGGTAAGGAAAATGGATTATATGATTTCTTGAGTAAAATTAAAAATAGTGAGAAAACATTGGATAATATTGCTTTAGTAGAATTTGAAAATGGAGATATTGAACGAAGTGAAATTGTTAGGACAATAATGGAGTTATATAAACCTGAGGCTGATGTAAAGGCTGATGTTGATGAAAAGGTTGATGAAATTGTATATCCAGTTGTTTGTAATAATAATAATAATAATAATAATAATAATAATCAAGGAGAACCTGAAACAAACCTTTGTATAAAGAATGATATAAACAATGATATAAACAATGATGCAGCACTTATACCAAAATCTATTTATTTTAGTAAATATATCAAGTAAAAAAGAGAAAACGAATGAGAAAAAACTATAAGAAAAAAATATAAAAAATAAGTATCATTGTAATATAGAATTATTATTCTCAAATGGGCGTTTTAAATGAGAAAAGGTGTAAAATGTAAATGTGGCAAAAATTTGGTATTCATTTCTGAATCTTCTGTAAATATTTCTTCATTTTGGTATAATATATCAAAAAATCTTGGAGGTAATTTTTTTTGACAGAAATCAAATAATAATGAAATACTTTTTTGTTGAGCATTTTCTATAGCCATTTTTATCTCTTCTTCATCAACATAATCAAAATGTTTTGCATCTTTCCACCATTTTCCAATCAAAGGTTCATATTCTGGAAATGTGGTTTTTAAATTAGCTACAAAATTTTTCATTACTTTTGAAAATTCTTCAAGCACTTCTTTTTTTTCAACAGACATTATTAATAATAAATATTATTTATTTACACCCTTGAAGAATTACACCTTTGCACCTTTCAATCGCCGATTTATATATCATAATTCGGCAAAGCCTAATTATTGAATATAATAAAGGAAATTTATCGGTTGCAAAGTAACAGTTACCTAATAACATTCAAAGATGCCGACCCTTGCGGTCGGCATTTGAAATGTTAAAAGGTGTAAAAATAATAATCCTTTTCGTGATATAGATGATTTAACATTTTATTATTTTAGACAAGATATATTAAATTTACTTTAGAAATTTTTATGATTTTATTTATATTAACATTGATATTAATATAAATTTTATTTTATTATTTATAATTTGATACTATTATATATTATTTTAATTTTTTTTTGATTTTTTGTTTTTGTTATACAATTTTTTAAAAGACTTTTTCATTTGTCTTAAAGTTTTTTGTAATTTTTTCTGTTTTTTATTTTTAGTATATTTATGATTTTTATTTTTAATATAACGTTTTGTTTTTTTATTAGATGAATTACCCCCTCGTGGTGGTTGTCCTCTGCGTTCAAGAATTCCATATAATACCCCTAATTCATATTCTCGACCTTGGTATAATGCATCTATAATAGATCTTCGTTCAGGTTGACCATACAAAAACATGTTAAACTGGTAAGAAAGCCAATATAAATTTTCGGCTGAAGGTATAATGTGTTGTGGTTCAAAACGTTCAGCATGTTGTGGTATTTGTTCAACTCGACCAGTAATGCCAAACATCATTCCTCGATGTGTATCCAAAAAATAAAAGCGATAGTTTCCAAAAAATTCTCTAGTAATGCGTAAAATATTAATATTCAGTCCATGCTGACCCGCGTGTTGTGCTAAATGTTCACAACGTAATTGAATGTTGTATTCTTCAATAAGTTTAGTAAACACAGGTTCATTCTCATGAGGCACCGGATGATTTTCTTGTATCCATTGTTCTATTGCTATTAAAGCTCTAGTTGCAACTTCATGTTGAAATTGATTACCGGCATTTTCTAAGCGTTGTTGAATTGCATTTCTTATTTGAATAAGTCTCTGATGATTTGCATCAGCTGCTCTTTGTTCTTGTTCACGACGTTCTATTTCAATTTGTGCTCGCAAATCTTCGAGTGCTTGTGGTCCTGGTCCTGGTCCTGGTCTTGGTTGATTCCAATCTGGATCTTGTGGAGCTGGTGGCCTTGGTTGTGGGTTTGGTATTGGAGCTATAATATCCCAAGGGTTTTCCTGTGGGTTTGGTCGTGGTCTTTGTCCTGGTCGTGGTCTTTGTCCTGGTCGTGGTCTTTGTCCTGGTCGTGGTCGATTCCAAACAGGATCTAGTGGAGCTGGTGGCCTTGGAGCTATAATATCCAAAAGGTTTTCCTGTAGGTTTGATCGTAGTCCTACTGGTCGTGGTTGTGGTTGTGGTCCATAGTCATCCTGAGCCGCAATAATTGCTAATATATCATCTATATTATCGTCATGAGGCAAAAAAGGGTCATCCTCTAAAATTATAGGTTCTCGTTGTGGTTGCGGTGGTATATTAGGTATATCTACATCTAAAATAGGAGCATTATTATTTTGTTGTGCTTCAATTAATGCTAGTTCTAAATCCAAATTATCTGGGTCATCGTCTAAAAGAGCCAATAAATGAGCAATTAATTCATCATTTTGATGTCCTATTGGTTGTGGATTTAGTTGTGGGTTTGGTCTTATTGGTTGTGGATGTGGGTTTGGTTGGTGACCAGCTAATAACAAAATTGCTTGCTGTAATTCAATTTGTAATTGTTGAATATCTACATTCAGGTTTGGGTTCAACTCGGCTTCACCAATTTGGTCCATTAATACATGAATATAATCTTGTAATTGTTGTATCGCTGGGTTTTCTGCTCCTATTGGTTGTGGATTTGCTCCTATTGGTTGTGGATTTGCTCTTATTGGTTGTGGATTTGCTCTTATTGGTTGTGGATTTGCTCTTATTGGTTGTGGATTTGCTCCTATTGGTTGTGGATTTGCTCCTACTGGTTGGTCTTGAATACCATCTATAAACTCTATAATATCTTCGCGATTAACCAAGTCTGCAGTTAAAATAGGTTGAGCTTGACCAGCCTCTATACGAGCAATATCCTCATCCTTAGCTAATAGTGTTGGTACCCCTGCTAAAGGATGATGTAGCGACCCGTCTTCAAAAGCTAAATCAAGTTGGTCATCGTAATAAACACCATCAAATAATTCCCATGGCATACCGTCAGGCATCTCATTTTGATACTTTCCTTGTAAGTATTCATATTTTCTTAACATAGCCCGTGACATTTTTTTATATTTATCTTCAATGCCTATAGGACCTTCTCCAGGTTCTACTCGTGTTTTAGCTATATTGTTATAGTCTTTAGGGTATAATTCAAATTTTACTTTGGCATCAGGCCCTCGATAATTAGGCAAATTAGGTAAAGTACCGGTAAAATTTACATTAACACATTGTATTCCAACATAACCACCTCGCAACCAACTGTATGGTCCGTTTAAATTCGCTGTACCACCAGCTAAAAAATGAGCAGCATCATGACCTGTAGTTGTATCTGGTAGAAGTACTCCACAGCAATAACACCAATAGTGTCCACAACCTAATTTCTCTTGATGTTTGTCGTCTCCTCTACAATGCATAACACTACATCCACTTGCGTACACTCCTAACATATTACAGTAAGGACAATATTTATTATTATATTTTTCAGCCATAGCTTCAGAAGCTTTTGAAGCTATACTTCTTAATTCACGTGCTCTAACTTCTCTATAACAATCTATTGATACTTTAACTAATGCATTACCTTTGTTTTGTAATTTATCATAATGTTTAAAAAACTCTGCTAAATTTTTGATTTCCCCTCTAGAATACATATCAAACTGCTCTCTAGGCATTAAATATGGTTTTTGCAAATCACAACCATTAAATGATAACTGACAATAAGAACAACTTAAATATAACATTTCTACATCATCGTTTCTTATAGCTCTTCCAAACCTACCAATTCTATGTGAAGAACATCTAGGACAAAAAATCCATGATTTACGCTTATTAATTTCATTTTCAAGGTTTGCTCCTAGAAGTGCAGGATTTTTTTTTTGTATTTCAGCTCGAACTTTTGTTCTAAGGTCATGATTTAAATAATTTTGATTAAATGATACCAACCTTAAACTATTATCAATATAATGATCTGAAAAATGAACTGACATCTCAGTTGGTGATAAATCTGCTATTAATTCACGTGCTCCTTCAATAGATAAAGATGTGCTTTGATCGTTTGGACCAAACATTAAAGGCCAATTTTTTTCGGATATTATTTTAACAAGGCATCTAGAACAAGTTAAATAGTCTCCGTAATTTATTAGGGCGGCTTTTTCTCGTCGGTTTTGTCGTCCAGGTTCTCTGTTTAAAGCAACAGAATGTTCGATTGATTGTGGAGAAGCATCTATTTCTTGATTTTCAATGAATGCTATTTTTTCTTGTAAAACTTTTTTTGATTCATTATTATCTTTATCACGATAAGCTCTTTGTAATTCGTCAACAGTTCTAGTATCAGGTCCATCAGGTTCTTTACCAAATCTCGAATTAAATACATAATGAACATCTTTGCGTTTATCTTCTGACAACGAAGTAATTAATTGTTTACAAGGAAAAATATTTACTTTACATACAAATTCAGTATATAACCTAACCATTTGTTGTAAAACTGGGTCGTTACTATCAAATTCTGGTACTTCAAAAACTTGTCTTTGTTCTCTAGGTACTCCAAAATTTTTTTCATCGTCTTGTGCTCGAGCGTCTCTATCGTGTTTATCCTTGAATTCTTTCATCATAGCTTCAACAGCGCCATCATCAAATTTTTGATGTATATAACCACCTTCTTCTCCAGCAACTGGAAAAAAACAAAATTCTTGAGTGCATGCTGGACAAGTAACCGTTCTATACCTTTTAATTTTTTTTTTAGGAGGAGTTTCTGGTGCTTTAACTAATCCAGCATTAGCTAAATTGTTATTAATAAGTTTAAATAATTTAATTTTATTGATACCTTCTCCCGGTAAACGTTCTCGATTTACCGGAAAAAGTGCTAGACCATCCGGATTATTCATGCTATTATACTTAGTAAATACCAAATAGCGTTGATCTGTATTTAATGGATTTAGTTCTGCTATTGCTGCGTCAGTAAACATTGCTTTCTCATCAGGTCCTAAAGTTACAAAACCCCTTAACTGTTCATCTGTAAAATTAATTGTCTGCTGGACATCTTCATCAAATTCTTCTTCTATTGTAAAAGCAGGTGTTAAATATCCGGATTCTTTTTGAAATTGGATTATTTGTCGTCTCAATTGAGCCAAAGGGATAGAACTAATTGTAGATATAGAATGTCCATAAGAAGCAGCAGAGATTAAAGCAATATTTCGCCTTATTATATCTGACAACGGAGTACCAACTAATACTGCTGTTTGTTTTATGTATTTGTTAAGTGTTTCTAATTCTATTGATATAGTACGAGGTATGTTACTTTTTGGGATAGGAGCATTTCCTTCTTGAGGTGCTGCTTTAAGTAGTCCTATTGTAGTTCCAACCATTGCTGTTAAATTTCTAACACCAACTGCCTCTGCTATAATACTAACTGCTACAATGGTTAGATGACTAGTTGTTGGTGAAAATACCTTCGCAAGTGTTTCAATAGACATAAGTGTACCAGTAAAATATATTCCTGTTTCTATTATTTCAAAACCTAATCCAGTAGCAAGTAATCGGTTACGAATATTTTTAACCATATCCATCAACCCTCCACCAGTTTGTTTTACAATAGTGTTGGTTGAATTTTTTTTAGGCTGTTTTACTGGATATAAAGTGTTTTGAAAATATGGTTCAGTTGTATTATATCTCATTAGATGAAACAAATTTAAAATAAAAATTAAATCCATATTTTTTTCAGGTTCATTAATTATTGAAATATATTTACTATATGTTTCATCCTTTGTGACATCACTACATTTTTTATATTTTTTTTGTAGTATACTAAATATCTTATCAAAACTATTTTTATCTAGTTTTAATATTTGTAAGTCAGTATTTGTAATTAAAACAGGTGTTGTATACAATTGATTATCTTTAATAATACTTATATGATTTGGGTACAACTTATTAAATCGTTTTTCATCCATATTTTGAGTAGATTGTGATTTATTTATAACTACACTATCAGACTTTTTACCTTTCAAAGTTTCAACCGGACTGACTTTCAAAGTTTCAGTCGGATTAGAGACGAATATGTTTTTACTAGGCATAACATTTACTGATCCAGCTTTCATATTTAGTAAAATATATACTTATTTTTTATATATTATAAGTATATATTTTACTAAATATGAAATAAAATAATTTCTAGAAACAATTTCAAATTTTTTTATTTATACACCTAATAACATTTCAAATGCCAACCCTTGTGGTCGGCATCTTTGAATGTTATTAGGTAACTGTTACTTTGCAACCGATAAATCTCCTATAAATCGGCGTTTGAAATGTTAAAAGGTGTAAAAGATCTAACTAATAACTTATTATTTATTCACATAATTCAGCCTTCTCCTTGTATTACTTCGGCAAAAGCAAGATACGGAATTAGGCAATCGTAAGGTGAAATTCCTTACTATTGATTTTACATTTTTTATTTTTTTGCCGTAAAAATCGGCGTTTGAAATGTTAAAAGGTGTAAAAAATGTATCATAATTGCAGATGAAATGCAGTATTGTTCTCCGAATCAAATGTTTATGATTGCTACTCGAATTGGAGAACGATCTAAAATGATTATCACTGGTGATTTGAATCAGAGTGATAGAGGTAAGGAAAATGGATTATACGATTTCTTGAGTAAAATTAAAAATAGTGAGAAAACATTGGATAATATTGCTTTAGTAGAATTTGAAAATGGAGATATTAAACGAAGTGGAATTGTTAGGACAATAATGGAGTTATATAAACCTCTAGATAAACCTCAAGAAAAGGCTGATGAAATTGTATATCCAGTTGTTTGCAATAATAATAATAATAACAAAGGAGAACCTGAAACAAACCTTTGTATAAAGAATGATATAAAGAATGATATAAAGAATGATATAAAGAATGATATAAAGAATGATATAAAGAATGATATAAAGAATGATATAAAGAATGATATAAAGAATGATATAAAGAATGATATAAAGAATGATATAAAGAATGATATAAAGAATGATATAAAGAATGATATAAAGAATGATATAAAG